ACGGTCCCGTGCAGCGGCTTGCCCACGCACACCAGCCCGCCACGCACGTTCCGGCCCTCCAGCTTCGGCGCCAGCACCCACACAACCCCGTCATCCGAGCGCAGGCAGCGGAATCCAGGGGGCACCACGTCGGGCTTAGAAGCCTTGAGGATCTCGGGCCAGGCCGCCAGCAGGATCGGGGGAGCTTGCCCCTCCCGCTGCAGGGACAGCGCCACGGCAGCCACCTGAGGTGACAGCCCCTCGCCGCTGCTGGTCTTCTGCTCACGCTGGAACAGGGCCACATCCGCGGGCAGGAACGGCTCACGGCGCTTCGACTCGTCCCGGTTCAGGTTCAGCGTCGTGCTGTGGAGGTAGGCGATCGGGAGTTCTGCCAAGGCAGCTGCATCCAGCTTCATCCGCTGCAGGTGGTTCCACGCACGGATCACCACCGCCCGCAGCTCACCCCCAAACGTCTGCCGGTGGAACTGGCCAGGGAACGCAGCAATCAGGCCCCAGAAGACCTCTTCCCAGTCCCACGTTTCGGGCTGCCACCGCCCGCTTGCGGCTTTCCCAGCTCCTCCTCCGTCCGGGGCTTGCTGGGCAGATCCTCCGTAATGGTCTCTTCCTCTGCCAGCCGGTACAGCTCGTTGAACAGCGTCCGGTGTAGACCCTGTGTATCCGCCAGGCCCCAGTCGGGCAGGTTCAGCCGGTGACGGATCAGGGCCGTCACGGTGGCCTGCTGCGTGCGCTGGCCGGCACTCCTGAACACCTGACCGACTTCCTCGATCTTGGCGGCGTGCCTGATCTTCATGGCCTCGGCCGCCGGCTCCAGCTCACGACCAGCAACCGACGCCTCAATCAGCTCAAACGCCTCGGTCAACGTGATGCCCTCGGCCTTGGCAATCGCATCGGCAGCCTGCGCACCTCGCACAAAGCTGCTCTGATCCTTGGCCAGCAGATCCTGGATCGTGGCGCTCTCTGCCACCGTCAGGCCGCCCAGCACGGGCACTTCCAGCGTGCCGCTGGCCTCATTGCCTACAACCCGCTTCTCAGGAGTTGCAGGCGCCTGCAGGAACGGAAGGCCCATGGTGTTGGTGCTGATGCTTGATCCTATCGGCTTTGGAAGGATGATCTTGCCTGCGCACGCCGCAGGCTGGACGTGGCCGCAGAAACGGACAAGGCACTGAACCGATTGGCCGCAGTGGTGCGGCTGGCGCGGGCAGACAGGGCCTTGAGCTTCTCTGCGCCGCGTTCCATCTCGGCCTGCTGCCGCTGCCGTTGGGTCTGCAGCGAAACGGCATCAGCGGTGTTGGGGCGGGGTCCGTAAGTGCTCATGGCGTCAGGTCAGATAGAGCAAAGCCAAGCCCCAGCAGCTTGGTGCGGCAATAGCTGGCCTGCCCCCAGTCCCACGACAATGCACGGTCGCTCAGGCTGGAGTTGATGGTGCCCGGCGTGATGCTGCGATACAGCCTGAAGCCTGACGCCACCGCCGCATTGGTAGCCACCGGCATTGTCGTCAGGTAGCTGGCAACGCCACTGCCAAAGCTGTAGCTGGGTGCTGCGTAGCGGCTGGGCATGCTAGTGAGGTAGCTGCTCATCGCGCTGTAGCTGCGGGAATCAGCCAGGGTGATGCCACCAGGGAACGTGGCCAGGTAGTCAAACACCGAGGGGGTGCCGGTCAGGCACGCGAACTGGTGCGCCGTGGTGTTCAGCGCCCCCAGCCCAAACGACCGCAGCAGGTAATGGCTGATGCTGCCAGTTTCGTTGCCAGGGTGGTCGGCCGGGGTGCCGTAGAACGGCGCTCCAAGGTTGTTGTAGGACAGGGTGAACGGCGGCCAGAGGCGGTCCAGATCGTCGCTTAAGCCTGCGGGCACGCTGATCTGGCGGGTGGCATCAAGCCCGACGACAAAGGCATACGCTTGGCGGTCGGTGTCGTTGACGGCGGAATACACGTCATAGGTGGTCTCGCTGGTGGTGATCACGTCAGCGATGTAGAAGCCTGGGATTGTCTCGCGGTATGACAGCTCACGGTGCTCTGTGTCGGTGGTGGCATCAATCCGACGAGCCCAGGCGTTTTCGCATAGCGCCACGGCGATGAACGTATTGCGGCCGGCGGGCAACACCAGCCGCTTGCGACGCTCCTGCGTTGACAGGGTGCTGTAGCTGTAGTTGGTGATGGTGAAGTCGTAAGTGTCCAGCAGCTGGGCTTCAGCGGCCGCGACACTGGCAGGATCCTCGGTATTTACAGCGATGTAAACCTCTGTGCCCCACGACGGATCACCAGCCTCGTCATAGGTTGTCGTGGCGGTGCCGGTGAGTCCCTCAAAGACGGTCTTGGTGCTGGTGAAGCTGGGCAGGCTCCCGATGGTGGGATAGGTGAACGTGAAGGTGGCAGTGGACTCGTTGAGGTTGTCCGTTTCGGGGCTGCCGCTGGTGGCCACGCGCACGGTGCCGGTGCGGGTAGTGCCAGTGCCGCCACTTGTGAGGGTGAAATAGCCGTGGCCGAGGTTCAGGGCCTCATCGTTGCGGAAGGCGGCAATCGGCGGCTCCTGAGGTTTTCGGCGGTCAGACTTGACGCCATAGAGCAGGAGCCCGTCAGGGCCTTGGCTTTCCTGCGCTTTGGCCTTGGCATCATCGTCCACCGCCTTCTGCGCCAGCTTGGCGCTGCGGTCTGCCAGCAGCTTGGCTTGGCGGTTGGCGTTGACCTGCGATTGGTTGAGCTGGCGCAGGGCGGCCAGAGCGACATCAACGATGATGTTGGTAGACACAGCGGCTTAATCGTTGGTGAGGAGACTTAGCCTGTATGTTTGCGTTTGGCCGGCGGCTAGCGTGATGTTTGGCGCTTCAGTTAGAACGCTGTGCGGGTATGTGGCCCCGTCAACGTATACCACTACTCTGTCGTAGCTGTAACCGGCGCCAGTCGCCGTGAAAGCCGCATCAATGTCGGGCAGCAGGTACGCCCCGGCGGTGCCGTCATAGGCGCCAGCGGCCACGGTGGTGCTGTACCTCACGTAGCCGTTTCCGCTTTTCTCCACGCTCTGCCAGTTCGCCACGGTGCTCTGGGCGTCGTAGCCGGTGCCCCCGACCGACGCCAAGAGCACTTTGAGCGTCTCGCCCTCATAGGCCAACGCCGCCACTCGCTCCAGTTCCTTTTGGCTCAGTGCCACTGTGAGTGTCATGTCAGGCCACCGTCCAGGCGAAGATGCCGCTGGCGTTCCAGATCAATTGGAGGTCGGCTCCGGCGCTAGCTGTCTCGGTGCCGCCGAAGTCAATGTAGGCAACCGGCGGATCGTTGGTATCGGTGTCGTTGTAGACCAGCGCCCCGATAGCGGCAATGCTGCCGCCGCTGGCGGTCCAGGTCACGTCGTCAGCATCAAACTTGGCGTCGTTGGTAGTGACGGTGGTGACGGCCACGCCGGTCAACGTCTTGCTGTCCTGCGTGTAGCCGTTGGCGGTGGCCAGCTGGGTGCTGCCGCTCTCAGCCAGAGCCTTGGTGGTGTCCGTGGCGTCGAAGCTGAACGCTGAGTACAGCGTCACCTTGTAGGTGTCACCAGCGGCAAAGCTGCCATCGGCAAACAGCTTGGCCGTGTGGTTGTAGAGACTGACTGTGACTGCCACTGACTGCCAGGCATTTAGCCTAGGTTGCCTACCCTGACGTGGGGTGCAGTCGTAGAGCTGGTCTCATGCTGCTATGAGCGCTAGCAGCGGTCAGGGGATGGCGGCGTTAAAAGCCGTCATGAGAGTAGTAACACGGGTGTCGAGGAGAGCCAGGTCTAGGGATTCGCCGATGGAGTAGAAGGCGAGGCGGGCGGTTGTAGTGCCTGCGCTCTCTCGCTTGAAGACTAGGACATTGTTGCTGACAGGAGTGCTCGAAGCGTTTGTGAAAGCCTGATTCGCCCCGTTAACTCTCCCAGTGAACGAAGACGAGCTTGCACGTGACATACCGACAAATCCCGTGGCGCCGCCAGCGCTAGAAACCAGGCTTGGCGCTGTACCTGTTACGCGGGAACGGAACAGCATGTCAGTTGAAGGGCTGGAAGCGCGACCTAAGTTGTTGGACCCATTCGCAATGTCGCCGGCGCCGAGGTAAATGCCAAAAGTGCCCGAGACTTCTGCCGTCGATACATAGACGGCGTTATGGTTGCTGTTTTGCGGGTCAGCGTTGTTGGCCCGGTTGCTATTCAGATACTTACTGCTGCCGTCCCCGACTAGCCCCGTTTTGCGGTCGTAGTCTGCACTCACAAAGTTCACATTCGTTGGCGCTGTCCCCATTAGTGGTACCAGCGCCCCGTTCAGTGTGCGAGCGCCGGCTAGGATGCACGATGCTTTGATGGCGGTCCAGATGCCGTCGGCCTTGCACCCGAGGACGAAATCGTTGAAGGCATCTCGGACTGCAAATTCAAGCTCGGAGCCGTCAGCAGCTTCAACGCGGGCGATGTAGTCGGCGGCGTCGGGATCTGAAGGACCTGCCCGAAGGGGCGCAAGTGCGGAATAAGTGATGTTGGTGGAGGGAATATACAGGATGGCGCCGGTGAAACAAGTTGGCGCCAATGCTTCCAAAGTGATACCACTGGCAGGCACATCAATAGCAGTGACGTATTTAGCGCCCACACCCAGTACGGTGCTGATCGCCCCGACCTCCGTCAGGAGGTCGAGGGCGTAGGGCAGGCTCTGCACAGTCAGCCCCAGCACCGTGGAAGCCTCCACAGGCACAGTCTCATTCCACACCGGCACAGGCGTCGTCACTGTCATCTCACCGTCCACCACAGCCGGAGTAGTGGGCAGGGTGGTGATGCCGGGGGCCACGGGGAACCAGAATGTGCCGGTGCCGCCCACGGCGCCCCAGAACAGCGCGTCCGTGCTGGCGAGGATGCCGTCAGCACTCATGGTCCAGCTGGTGCCGTTGGTGCGGTACAAGGCGCTGAGGCCGTTGGCCTGGAGCACGAAGGGCGAGAACGGCGCGGCCGGCATCATCTCCGGCGCCATCTGCACGTTGATGCCGTAGCGGTTGCCCATGAGCAGCATATTCTGAGCCCTGCCGTAGGCCCTGGACTTGGTGGGCGCATCGCTGGGGCTGGCGCTGTAGGTCACGCTCGGCGGGCTGCCGCTCTTGGTGAAGATGTCATCCGGCGCATAGGGCATGGACAGCGTGATGCGGCGGGTTGCCAATGGACTGCCTAGTGCCAGTTCGATCTCGCTCTCACTGGCGGTCCGCCAGCCGTTGTTGGGGTCCGGCTTTGCCTCGCCTTCGCCCTTGGCGCTTTCCTTGTTGATGCGGTCTGCGGCGCTGGCACGCTGCTCCAAGCCAATGTCACGGCCGGTGCTGATCCGCGTCTCGGTACCCTCAGACTGCAGTACCAGTGCCGCACTAAGGAAAGCCGGTGCCAACGTGGTGTAGAAGTCGGCGTTGCCTTGATTGCGGGTCAGCGCCGAGGCCAGGGCCTGCTGCCCCTTCTGCGTGTAGCCGTTGGCCCGCAGCGTCTCGGTGGTGGACTTGGTGCAGGGGGTGCCGGCTTGGGTGGTGCCGGCATTGGGAACGGTGATGGTGCGGGATGCGGTGAAGCGATCGGTATTGAGCCTGCGGTACTGAAACACCGTGCCGCCAGGCTGCCCAGCCATGTCATAGATCTGGGTTGACGCCCACATCTTGATGCAGGGCTCTGACACCTCCTGCACCTGGCGCTCCACCTCTTGATAGCCATCCGGCGGGTCAGCCTTTGGTGTCTCAGCCGGTGCCGCGACGTTGTAGGTGTACGTTTCGGTTGTGACGATGGTGTACTCGTTGCTGCCGTCCGGCGGGCCGTACTCTGCCCACTCTTGGTACTGCCCGCTCTTGTGCTGCAGATACGCAGGCGCCAGCTCGGCCAGGATCGTGTACTGCGTCGTCGTGCGGGTGGTGACGCGATCAAGCGTGTCGTAGGCAGTGACGGTGACGGTGCGGGGCGTGTAGGTGTACTCCCACTGCTCCGGCACCGCCACCGGGAACGGGTTGGAGTCGTAGAAGGGGTTGGACACCAGCACCGTGGAAGGCGCCCCGATGGTTTCCTCTCGCTCCCAGTTCTTCTCTGCCTTCTGCTCTTCCGGCTCATCCGGGTCAACCGGCTCCGGTGCGTTCAGCTTCAGGCTGCTGTAGCTGACGGTGACGGCATCGCCTGGCAGCTGGCCCACGCCGATCTGGGCAATGTCGATGACGTTGGCCGATGTGAACACCGGGCCGGTGCCGCCCGCTGCGCTCAGGTTGATCAGCTGCAGCGTCTCGGTGTCGTCCAGGTAGCCGCAGAGGCACTCGGACACCAGCAGATCGCTGAGAATCGAGACATAGCCGGCGCCGAAGTCAAACTGAGCAATGCTGAACTTGTTGGACAGGGGCGCAGTGCCCGCGATGCCCAGCTTGGTCAGGCACTGCCCGGCAATGGAAGCCGCCGCAATCGGGATCGTGATGATGGCGCTATCGGCCGGGTCAACACCGCTGTTGTCCGGGTCGTCGGTGTAGTCCCACTTCAGCGGCTCCTGCAGATCCTGCAGGTAGGTCAGCTTGCAGCCCAGCTCAACCTTGGTGGTGCGGCGGAACGGATCGGCAAAGCTGCTGAGCACCCGCAGCGTGCGGGGCACGTCGTAGGTGATGCCATCCTTGGTGTAGGAGAATGTGACGGCAGTGCCGATGGCAGGCGTGATGAGGCCGCTGATTTCACAGTTGCCCTTGGTCTTGACCAGCCCGTTGCCCTGGATGTAATCATCAGAGACTGAGGCACTGATCAGGGTGCCGAGGCTGCATGTGACCGTGGCGCGGATGTCGATTGCCATCAGATGATCTGCAGCGCCGTCAGGGTCACGGTGTACCTAGTCGATTTCGCCCCCCCGGAAATGATCACCTCAGCCGAGGCAGACGGTGGGCTGATCGGGAACCAGCTGGTAGACGACGGGACAGCGGCAATCGTTTCGTCGTACCAGCTCAGCACGTTGTCATAGGTTCCCGTGGTCAGATACCCCTCGATCTGGCGGACTTTATGGGCCACCAGCGGCCCGGTGATGTAGCTCACCCCGGTGGCCGTCAGTGCCACGTTGGGCCCGTCCTGGCGCGTGTCCATCGGCTTGGTCAGGGTGACCACGGGAGACGTGCCAGAGGCCCGCGTCAGGGTCACGGTGCCAAGGCTGGGCACCAATGCCTCCGATGCCTGCCGGCTCTTTTCCTGCTCCCGCAGCAGCACCGCCAGCGCCTGCGCTGCATCCACCATCACCACAGAGGCGGACACGTAGGTGCCGGTTTGATCGCCCTGCGGTGGATCGGCAAACCAGCAGGCCAGACCGCTCACGCTCACGCCATTGGCGCTGGTGATCGTCACGCTGATTGTGGTGCCCACGGTGCCGCTGCTCAGCGTGTCGGCGTCCGTGATCCGGGTGTCCCGCCAGGTGTTGTAGACGCTGACGAGGTTGGCCCACTCGGCAGGCGTCAGCAGCCCGCTGATCTGGAACGTGCGGGCGGTCAGGCCTGCCCGAGCATCGCCCTCATAGCCGAACGGCTGAGCGGTCAGGACGTTGCAGGTGAAGGCTCCGATGGTGACGGTCATGGCTAGATGGCGCGGTTGACCGCATCTCCGTAGACAGCAGACGACCCGTCAGCATTGACCGCGACATTCACAGCCCAGTCTTTGGCGGCTAACTGGTCATTGACCGCTGCTAGAAGCATGGTTGCATCTGTCAGCGCTGTGTTGGCCTTGGCAAGGTTGTCTTGCGCGTCGATCAGGCTGGCTGACTTGCCGGCGAGATCCGACAGCCGACCAATGTCAAGCTTGTTAAGGTCGCCACCGTAAATCTGGCTGATCTTGTTGGGGTCTAGTTGGCCCTCGTTGATGCCTCGCTGAACTTTGCCAATCAAGCGGTCACGGGTTTCCTGCTGGGCCTGGGGAGTAATGACGTCAAACGCAGAGACCCTGGCACTATCTTGAGCATCTAAGGCCGACTTCACTGCAGATGCGGCTCCCTTGAATCGCTGCTCTGCATTTTCCACAGATTCCTTAATGGCCTTGGCCCCTTCCAGCATGGCCGTGCGCAGGTTGATGCTGGACACCGTGGCCGCATCCTGCAGCTTCTGGGCATTGACGGGATCCTTGCCCTGCTGAGCGTTGTAGGCATCCACATAAGCCTTAGCCTCGGCAGCCAGGGCCTGATCAATCCGCAGCTGCTGGGCCGCAATGTCACGAACGTCACCTTTCAGCTTGGACAGCTTCAACGTCTCGGCGTACTGCTGCTGGGCTTGCTGAATAGATGCCTGGCCTTGCTCAAAGGTCTTTTTCAGAGCATCCTGCTGCTTCTTCAGCTGAGCGGGATCAATCAGCGGCCTAGGCGGTCTGTTGCTGCCAGGCGCGACGAACCCAGCCTGCTGCTCAGGCGGAATGTACCGGCCCGCAGAAAGTGCCGTGTTCTTGGCCTCACCGTACAGCTTGGCTTGACCAATCAGTTTTTTCCAGAACGCTTCAATCTCATTGGAGAACTTGCCCTGTGAGATCACGTCAGAGGTCTTGATCAAGAAGTCAACAGGCAGTGATCCGGTCCTAAGGCTTTGCTCCTGCTGCAGCTGTTCTGGCAGATTTTCCTTGAGATCCTTGGCTGCACGCGCTGCCGCCTTGGTGATCGTCGTTAGATCGCTGATGCCGGCAGTGACCAGCTTGACGGCGTTAAGGGTTTCAGCGCCAAACAGCGTGGATACCTCCCGCTGCAGGTTCTCCAGTGCAATGCTGAACCGCTTTAGCGTCTCGGCACTGGTATTGAGACTCTTGTCAAGCGACCCCAGCTCCGTGGCCTTGAGGCGGTCAAGGGCCTTGATGATCACGTCGGTGGTGATCTTGCCCTCGCTGCCAAGCTGCTTTAGGGATCCAACCGGGACTTGCAGCTCGCGGGCAATGGCCTGAGACAAGGGCGGCAGCTGTTCCAGCACCGACCGCAGCTCATCACCCTGCAAGCGGCCCGATGCCAGGCCCTGCGTCAGCTGGATCAGCGCATTGTTGACGCTCTCCGCGCTGAGGCCCGTATTCTTGGCCGCTGCGGTGACGCCAACAAAGATGGTCTCAATGTCGCTCAGGCCAACTCCGGTGGGCCGCAGAGATGCGTAGAGCTGGGCGAAGCCGCTGGCAGCCTCTGTCTGGCTTAGGTTGAGCTGCTTTGCGGCCACCGAGACTGCCTGCTGCGCTAGCTCGGTTTCCTTGAACCGCCCGGACAGGGAGTTGAGGCGGACGTTGGCCGACTCAGCCGCGATACCAACATCGGCAATGCGCTTGGCAAGGAAGACGAAGGACGATCCGGCAATGGCGGCATTGGCAACCGCAAACGCTGCCTTGATCTCGGCACCAGTGCCTAGGGCCGACTGCTTGACGCGCTCCAGGCCCAGCAGCGCGGCGCGACTGTCTACATCAATGACGAGATCAACCTTGCCGAGCGTCTCCGCCACACCACCACAGCTGTTCCCTTAGCTTGCCGGAAACCTAGGCCATGACTAGCGCCATCGCCTTCCTGGCCAATGCCTCGGCCGTGTTTGACGTGCCCACGGCAGGGACACTAACCGACCCCACAACAGGCAACGTGGTGCCCAATACGACGACGGTGACGGTATCGCTGTACCTGCGCGGCACAGGTGGCAGTGCGCCATCCCTCAGCGAGTTCCCCGGCGTTGGCGTTGAGGATGACGTGCTGGAAGGCTATGCCGTGAGCCCCCAGGCCCTTGATTCCCGCATCGTGCCCGGGGTGCGCGGGACGCTGACCTTCGGCAGCGATGACCCCGTGCCCTGTGAGGTGGCCGCAGCCCGTTACCCCTTCGGCAGCACCGGGTTTCTTGGCGAGACGCTGCAGGGGATCCTCGGGGACAAGA